ACCTGATCTGCCGGAACTCTTTGAGGAAGCCTTTGAGCGGGCTGGCCTCGAGATGCGCTCGGGCTACGACCTCAAGACGGCCCGCCGGTCCCTGAACCTGCTCACGCTCGAGTGGGCCAACCGTGGACTTAACTTGTTCACCATCGAGTCTGGCACGCTTGCGCTGACGGCGGGGACGGAGACTTACACACTCCCGGCAGGGACTATCGACATCATCGAGCACCAGCTGCGCACTGGCACGGGTACCGCACAGGTAGACACCGCCCTCGAGCGTATCTCTGTCTCGACCTACGCTCAGCAGACCAACAAGCAGATCACCGGGCGTCCGACCCAAGTGTTTGTGCAGCGCCTGCCGACGAGCACCACTGTGACGTTCTGGCCCAAGCCGGACAACTCGCAGAGTTACACCCTGTTCTACTACCGCCTGAAAGGCATCGACGGGTTGGCCTCGGGTATCGGTGCAGATACCACCAGCATCCCTCCGCGGTTCGTGCCCGCGCTCGTAGCCGGACTGGCCTACTACATCGCCATGAAGAAGCCACAGGTCGTGGATCGGGTTATCCCGCTCAAACAGATTTACGACGAGCAGTTCGAGTTGGCGGCTGGTGAAGACCGCGACCGCTCCTCGGTGATGTTCGTGCCGTTCAACACGATGATGATTGGGGGTGTCTGATGCCCGCATACGCACGGGGGAGTAAGGCCCTCGGTATCTGTGACCGCAGCGGTTTCAGCTACAAGCTCTCTGATCTTGTCTGGGAGTACCAGAACGGGGTTAAGACCGGCTTCCGCGTTGGTCGCGACATTGCCGACCCTGACCAGCCTCAGAACTTCTTGGGTCGCTTGAAGATCAACGACCCGCAGGCGCTCATGAACCCACGCCCTGACTACGCGCCGGGCAACGGACTCTTCGGGTGGAATCCCGTTTGGAACCCTATTCAGGATATGGTAGGGTCTGTTGGAACCGTGACCGTGGTCACAACGCATGGAGAATGAGATGGAAAAGTCGCCCCGCCCAAAGGCTCGCCCCATGAGCAAGATGGCCCCCAAGTCGAGCAAGCGCCCGATGACCCGCACTGACAAAGAGATCAGCGATATGGCTGACCACTCGATCAAGCAGGGCGTCAAGTACCAAGCCAAGGGCGGCAAGCTCAAGATGGTCGAAAAGGGCGGCAAGAAAGTCCCCGCGTTCGCCGCTGACGGCGTCGGTAAAATGGCCATGGGCGGCAAATGCCGTGGCATGGGCGCTGCCAAAAAGGGCGGCAACTACAAGGGCTAACCGATGAACTATACGCAGCTCACTGCCGCACTGCAGGATTATCTCGAGACCTCGGAAACGAGTTTTGTCTCCAACATCCCTACGTTTGTTCGGCAGGCTGAGGAGCGCATCTATCGCTCGGTGCAGATTCCCGAGCTGCGTAAGAACGCCACCGCTTCCACAACGGCGGGCAATCAATACCTTGCCCGTCCATCTGACTTCCTTTCCGTGTTCTCTCTGGCTGTTGTCGACGGCTCCGGGAACTACAGCTACCTCTACGACAAGGATGTAAACTTCATCCGTGAAGCATATCCGGGCCCGTCGACGCAGGGGCTGCCGAAGTACTACGCACAGTTTGACGGCGACCAGACTGGCACTGAGGGTAACTTTATCCTTGGGCCTACCCCCAACTCGAACTACACGGTCGAGCTGCACTATTACTACGACCCGCCGTCCATCGTAGATACCGGCACTTCGTGGCTTGGCACCAACGCCGAGACCGCCCTCTTGTACGGCTCGCTCGTCGAAGCGTATACCTACCTCAAGGGGGACGCCGATATGCTGCAGCTCTACACGAACCGCTACAACGAGGCCATGCTCCAGCTCTTTGGTATCGACCTGCGAGCGAAGCGTGATGACTACCGCAACGGCCAGATGTCCGGCGGGGGGATGCGCTAATGTTCCAAGCCTCCATGAGTCTGCCGCTGACGCCTATCGTATCGGTATCGACTACCGATGGCCGCGGGCACACACCCGAGGAGCTTGCCGAACTCTGCGCCAACAAGCTCATCAGCGTTTCCGACGACGCCCACCCGGCCATCCGGGATCAGGCTATAGCCTTTCGTGCCGCAATTGTCAGCGTGGTCACGCGCTACATGAAAGAGGCAGTTACCAACGACCGCGTTACCGTGTACAATGCGCTGGTAGACGCTGGCCACCCGCAACTGGCTGACGTCATTCGCAAGCTATAGGAGGCTCCTTTGCCGATTACACAAGCAATGTGCACCTCGTTCAAGGACCAGCTCCTTGAGGCCGTGCATGACTTCCGCTCCTCGGGCGGCGACACGTTCAAGCTCGCACTCTACTCGAGCGCCGCGACTCTGGACGCGACCACCACGGCCTATACCTCGAGCAACGAAGTTGCCAACTCGGGTAGCTACTCGGCGGGCGGCGGCACGCTGACCAATGTTTCTCCGACCACGTCGGGCACCACGGCGTTCACCGACTTTGCCGACATCTCGTTCACATCGGCCACTATCAACGCCCGCGGTGCGCTGATCTACAACACGACGCCGACCCATACGTACAGCAACCCCGCGGTGGTCGTGTTGGACTTTGGAAGCGACAAAATCTCGACGTCTGGTACGTTCACCATTCAGTTTCCCGCGGCTGACGCTTCGAACGCTATCATTCGGATCGCATAAGGAGCCGTCATGGTTCTCGTAGTAGCAGACCGCGTACAGGAGACCACCTCCACGACGGGGACCTCGTCCTACACTCTTCTGGGTGCGGAGCCGGGGTTCCAGTCGTTTGGCGACGTGATGTCCAACGCGGACACGACCTACTATGCGATCACCGATGACGTTGACTGGGAAGTCGGCATCGGGACGTATTCCACCACGGGCCCGACCTTGGCCCGCACGACGATCCTGTCGTCCAGTAACAGCAACGCTGCCGTCAGCTGGAGCGCCGGAACCAAGAAAATCTTCCTGTCTTACGCGGCTGAGCGGGCCGTATATCTGGATGAGACCGGTGACCTCCCTGTCGCGGATAAGATTGTTCACACGGGTGACACGAACACCGCCATTCGCTTCCCTGCCGCTGATACGGTGACTGTGGAGACGAGTGGGGCTGAGCGCATGAGGATCACCTCTGCGGGCGACGTCGGTATCGGCACTACAAGCCCCGCTGCTCAGCTACATGTCGCGGGCACCACGAACAACACGGCTACCTTCACCGCCTCCATCACCGGCACCACGATGGATGTTACTGCGGTCACCTCTGGAACCCTTGCGGTTGGTGATGCCGTCTATGGTTTGGGCGTGTCTCCGATCACTAAGATCACCGCACTGGGAACTGGGACTGGTGGGACTGGCACTTATACTGTCAGCGTCTTCCAAACCGTATCTTCTGCCACCCTTTACTGCGGCTCGGGAACTGCCGCGAAAATAAGGATTTCCGATACGGACGCAGCCGCTCTCGGCACCCAACCCTCTGGTACCATCGAGTTCTTTGGCTCTGATGCTTCCGTCCCGGGCGCGGGCGTAGGTGCGTATATTGCGGCTGTCGGGGAAAGCACTTCGCCCGACACTGCTCTGGTTTTCGGTACCCGCGATAATGCTCCCGGCGGGTCGGACGCCAACGAGCGCATGAGGATCACCTCTGCTGGTAACGTGGGGATTGGGACGACTTCTCCCACTGGCAACCTAACCATTGGTGGCTTAGCGCCTCGCCTCGACTTCCTTGAGACTGGTGGCTCCGCAGGTTTTGACAACACGACCCTCGTCCGTGACGCGGACGTCTTCGGCATCCAGACCCGCAACGGCGGCACCTTTGTGTCCAACGACTACCGGATAACCACAAACGCATCTGGCGCTCTGACGCATGAATGGCGTATTGGCAACACAGAACGCATGAGGATCGACTCCTCGGGCAACGTGGGTATTGGGACGAGTAGCCCCGGCTACGAACTGGATGTTCAAGGGGCCACTGATCCGAGCATCAGGGTGCGAGCAACAGGAACTACAAGTTCTGACGACGCCCTCATCCGTTTGCAGCTCGCAGGAACGACTGCCAACACTATAATCCAGTTTGGAGACTCAGCCGACGCTGATGCTGGATACATTTCGTATGACCACGCATCTGACTACCTTGCTGTCGGAGTCAATGCCGCAGAACGCATGAGGATCGCCTCCGCAGGACAGATCGGTATCGGCGGTGCGAACTACGGCACGTCCGGCCAAGTGCTGACCTCTGGTGGGGCTTCTGCGGCTCCGAGCTGGGCTACGCCTATCTTTTCCGTTCAATATGTCAGCTCAAACCAGACCATCACGACTGGTGGGTTTCTGACTTTGGCGCATGGTCTTGGCATCGCCCCGGAGAGCTTCTATCTAGAGCTTGTCTGCGTCACAGCAGAAGCTGGATATGCGGTTAACGATGTAGTTTTGGCTCACGCAAACAGCACGACGAACGGGGTTAACCGTTTTAATTCTATCTATTATGACGCCACCAATATTTACGTTCGGTATAGTAACAACGCGACTTGCTTCGCTGTTGCAAACGCGACGACAGGCGCTGCTGCTCCATTGACCAACGCAAGCTGGAGACTGCGAGTGAGGGCTTTCGCATGACGACGAAACACTACGTCACCCCGGAAGGGGTATACATCGGCGGCTTTGGTGACGGCGCAGAGCCACCAGCCGGGGCTATTGAGGTTTTGACCGCGCCAGATCACGCAGCTCAACTTTGGCGCAATGGCGCATGGCTCGCCTATGTTCCTCCAAAGGCAGAGCAGGAAGCTGCGCGCAAAGCGGCGTATGTAGCCGAAGCCGATCCGCTCTTTTTTATGGCGCAGCGAGGTGAGGCCGCTATGGATGAATGGCTTGCTAAAATCGCCGAGATCAAAGCCCGTTATCCCTACCCGACCGAGACGTGACGACGCCCGGCTTTTCTGGTACACTACCCTGAACACAAGAGAGGAGGGACATCATGTTTGGCTTTAGCCCCTTCTCGACCGTACCGTTTTCAACGACCGGGTTTAGTCCAGATGTAGATGTCAGCGTTACTGGGGTCTCCGCGACCACTGCGGTTGGCAACGTCGTCGCCTTCACCGATATTCTTGTCTTCCCTACTGGGGTATCCGCTACTACGGAGCTTGGCAGCGTTGTAGCAGAGACTGGGGCGGATGCAGCCCTGACCGGCCTCGAAGCTACCACTGCGCTCGGGAGTGTCGCTGTTACTGGCACTGCCATTGTTGATCTCACGGGCGTAACCGCTACAGGCGAGGTTGGCACCGCAGTAGTCGCTGCAGGCGCAGTTGTCCCAGTCACCGGGGTTTTTGCCTCCGGGCAGGTCGGCACTGTCGTAGTTACCGGCTCTGCGCTTGTTACCCCCGCAGGGGTCTCCTCCACGGGCTTTGTTGGCGACGTTGCCGTAGAAGTCACTACCACTGTGTCAGTGACTGGGGTTTCTGCAACGGGGCAGGTCGGTAGCGTCGTAATTTCTGCTGGTGCGGACGTTTTCGTCCTTGGTGTTTCCGCTGCCGGACACGTCGGGACCGCGCTTGTTTGGAGCCAAATTAGCCCGGCTCCGGGCACCGATTGGGACCCGCTCAACCCGGTGCCTCCTACGTCTTGGAGTGCGATCTCTCCCTCGCCCGGTTCGGCGTGGACTGAGGTCGATCCAGATGCTATAAATCCGTGGACAGAGGTGGAGCCGACCCCGGCGACCATATGGACAACCATCGCGGCGTGAGGATGATCTATGCCCAGTAGCTACACTTCGAACCTCGGGCTTGAGAAGCCCGCAGATGGTGAACAGGACGGTATCTGGGGTGGTACCGTAAACGACAACATGAACATCATCGACCGCGGGGTTAATGGTGTTCTTAGTCTTGCGCTTACAGGCACGGCGTCTAACCTAACGACCACGGACGGCGTCTTGTCGGACGGGCAGTTTAAGCTGCTCGTGTTGACTGGCACTTTGGCCGCTACACATACGATCACCATCGTGCCGAATACCGCGGACAAGATTTACTACGTCCGTAACACTACGGCGCAGAGTGTTGTGTTCACTCAAGGTTCTGGGGGCAACACCACCATAGCCTCGGGCGATTCTGCGATTATCTACGCCAATGGCGTCGGTGCGGGGTCCGCGGTTGCCAACTTGACTGATCACTTTGCCATGAGCTCGGTGAATATCACGGGGGGCACTATCGACGGTACGGCTATTGGTGGGACTACCGCGGCTGCAATCTCGGGCACTACAGGGACATTCTCTGGGGACGTGACGATTGCAGATAAGATCGTGCATTCAGGTGACCCGAACACCACCATTCGCTTTCCTGCCGCTGATACGGTGACGGTGGAGACGGGTGGCGCTGAACGACTGCGTGTGGAAAACTCTGGCGAAGTCGGGATCGGGACTAACGCCCCCACCGCACTGCTGCACATGGTTGGCAGCACGACTGCCGCGGCGGACACTGTTCTCCGAGTGCAGGTGGGAAATACCGATGGATCGTCGATCCTCGCTTTTGGGGACACCGCAGATACCTACATCGGCGGACTTGATTACCGCCACGCCACCGATTCTATGGCAGTCGTGGTCAACAACGCTACGCGTGCGACGGTTACTAGCGCGGGAAACCTCGGCGTCGGCGAAACAACCCCAGCCGCCCGGCTGCACGTTAAGGACTCCACTGCAGGGTCTGTCCTCATCGTCGAAAGCACCGAAGCCGGGGCCACTGCGGCCCCAGATGTTGTCTTGCGCCGTACAAGCGCGAGCCCTGCGGATAACGACTTCTTGGCGAGTGTCGATTTTCAAGGCCGAAATAGCATCAATGGGGATGTTAGCTACGCGCAAATTGTTGCGCAGGCCGAGGATATAACCGAGCTTACCGAAGACGGGCGGCTGCACTTTTATACGACGCAGGCGGGTTCGAGCGCCGTGCGTATGACGATCACGAGCGATGGCTTTGTTGGTATTGGGACGACGAGCCCCACGACCGCCCTGCAGGTTGTTGGCACAAGCACGCTGGCTGCGACTAACCTTACGGGGGCCGTCACTGTCACCGAGGGAGTTACCACGACCGCCGACAATGATGGTACTATCTCAAGCGGCACCTACACGCCCACGCCTGTCGGGGGCAACATGAAGCGCATCGTCAACGGCGGTGCCTTTACTCTCGCCGAGCCGACGGCCTCTGGCGACTATACGCTTGTCATTCAGATCACCAACAACGCATCAGCGGGGGCGATCACTTTGTCCGGCTTTACCAAGACGACAGGAAACCCGTTCACCACGACGAACGGCCATGACTTCTTCGTCTACATCACGAAGTGCAACGGGTTCACCCTCGCAAATGTGGTGGCCCTGCAATGAGCTTTCCTCTGATGCCGCTGGTCCAGCCTACGTCAAACCCGGGCGTCGTCTGGGAGCCCGTGGGCTCGCTGTCTTCTAACCTCCAGCAGCTGTCTGTCAGCCCGAGTGGAGTTTGGGTCGCAGCGGACAGCAGCACGATTGGCACAATTCGTCGCTCTGCAGACTATGGAACCACGTGGTCTGCTGTTTCAACCGGATCGGCAGACTACTCCGAGGGCTCGGCCTTTGGTAACGGCCTGTTCGTCATCACGGACTTCGCTGGAAACGGCATCTACTCTTCGCCGGACGGGTCTTCTTGGACACTGCGGGTGAGCGCCGGGCGAGACAACCACAGGGCCAGCTACAACGACGGCTATTTCGTTGTTGGCTCTGGGACAAATGGGGGCGACGGCTACCTGTACGCCTCAGCGGACGGTACGTCTTGGACATACGGCTCCAACGGCGCGGTCGGCGCAAACTCGGTGAACTGCGGCATTTATGTTAGCGCGTTGAACCGCACCTTCGCTGGGGGGTCGCAGTACAAGTACGTCAACGCGGTGCCGACGTCAGCCACGGCATGGACCGGCACTCCGACGGGCCTTTCTGGTCGTGTCACCGATGTCGCTTGGGGGAACTCTATCGGTGTGGTCACCGGCCCCAGCGGGATTTACTCATCGACTGACCTCATCACATGGACCCTGCGGCAGTCCGCTACAAACATGTATGGCGTCTCGTGGTGCGAAACTCAGTTTGTCGCCGTAGGGTCTTCCGGGCAGATTTACACGTCCCCCGATGGCATTAACTGGACGTCCAGAACGAGCGGGACTTCCTCAGCCCTTTATGGCGCAGCGGGATATAGTGGCGTCATCCTCGTCGTCGGTTCCGGCGGCACCGTTCTGAGATCGTCGTGAGGTAGACATGACCCCTGAAATGCT